TAATGGAGGCACAACTACTTCAAACAGTAATGGGTCTATAACTTCTACAGTTCAAGCTAATACCACGGCTGGTTTTTCAATAGTATTGTATACTGGAAATGAAACGTCAGGTGCCACAGTAGGACATGGCCTTAGTGGTGCTCCAGATGTTATCTGGGGCAAAAGAAGAGTAGGAACAGGTTATTGGATTATAAGTAGTAATAACTTAGACACAAACGGAACAACAGGTGGTAGCCCAGATGCTCCAAGAAATATGTATTTCAATACTCAAGATGCAGGTCAATCAGATAAAATTGTAAGAGCAATAAACGCAACGACTTTTGAAATATCAAACAGTAATTCTATGAATGCCAACACTGATGCTATGTTAGCATATTGTTTCAAAGCAATTAAAGGATTTTCACATTTTGGACATTACAGAGGTAATGGCAATGCTGATGGAAAATTTACATATACAGGTTTTAAACCTGCCTGGGTTATGATTAAAAAATCAAGCGGAACTGGTAACTGGTACATTTATGATACAGAAAGAAATGGAAGCAGTGGTTCTAACACTAACCAAGCACATAGAATTGTATATGCAAATGATACTTCAGGTGAAGTTGACAACTCAGATAGAGGTATTGATATGATATCAAACGGATTTAAAGCAAGAAATACTTTAGATAACGTAAACCTTTCTGGGGATGAATATTTTTATATGGCTTTTGCAACGCATCCTTTTGTATCGTCAGCAGGCATACCAGTTACAGCGAGATAAACTATGGCACTAGGTCATTCAGCCTTTGCCGAAGCCCCGATCGCCTCAGCAGCAGGCGTAAGCGCTACAGTAGCCGTTACAGGTTTACCGATAACCTCGGCTCACGGATCACTATCAGTTGTAGCTAATTCAGTTGTAGAAAATCCAACAGGACAACAAGCTGGATCTACAGTTGGTTCTGTAACAATAAATGTAGCTGCTTTACCAAGTGGGCAACCAATGGTTTCTTCTCTTGGAGCCGTAAGCCCAACTGGCACAAGTTTAGTCATACCGACTGGTCTACCAATGACTAGCACAGTAGGAACTGCCGTAGCTTTACCTGGTACGTTCGTTCAGCCAGCAGGTCAACCAATGACGTCAACTGTTGGATCACCAACTGTTGTGGCTATACAAAATCAAACAATTGTACCTACTGGTCAATCGGCTTCTACAGCTGTAGGCTCACCACAAATAAATACAAGTAGTACAGTTTCTGTAAACGGTCTATTTGCGCCAATACAACTAGGAACACCGCAAGTATTTTTAAATGCAGATGTAATACCAACGGGTGTAACAATGACTATGGGACGTGGTAATCCAGCAATTTATGCGTATCAAGAAGTAGATGATAGTGTTACAACAACATGGACAGAGGTTGATGATTCTGTTACAATGGATTGGAAGGACGCAGCATAATGGCATCAACATTTTCGACAAGGCTTAAAATAGAATTAATTGGTTCAGGAGAGCAATCTAACTCTTGGGGTAATACAACTAACAATAACTTCTCACAATCTATTGAGCAGTCAATTGCAGGCGTTTATACTAAGAATTTAGGGGCATCATCTAGCCCATATGTGTTGACCACGAACAACGGACCACAAACACAAGCAAACAACGAAGCTAGACAAGCAGCTATTGTATTTACAGGTCATGCATCTGACTTTATTGTGCAGTTTCCTGCCGTAGAGAAATTATACTTTTTAAGAAACGCAAGTAGTTCTAATAAAATTACAGCTAGATTAGGTTCGTCTGGTAATACTTTTGTTATTAACCCAGGTAGAAACGTATTTATTTCAACAGACGGGACAAACTGGTATGAGATACAAACACAAGGAAGTGACTGGTTAACAAAGACTAGTGCGTATACAGCCTTTGCTGGCGATAAAATTTTTGTTAATACTTCAGGCGGAGCAGTAACAATAACATTACCTGCTACAGCTGCTGTAGGAGATGAAATAAGATTTAATGATGTCGCAAATAACTTTGACACACACAACTTAACTGTTGCAAGAAATAGCCATAAAATAGACGGACAAACATCCGACTTAACTGTAGCAACAGAAGGTGCAGGGTTTGCTCTAGTTTATTCTGGAGCAACTTATGGTTGGAAACTATTGGAGAAATAATATGCCTACATATGAATCAATACGATACAAAATTTCTGGAGCAAATATCTCTGGAGTTTTACAAGCATCACAAAACTTAAACGATGTCGCAAATAAGACAACATCAAGAGATAATCTTGGCGTTGAAATAGGCGCAGATGTACAAGGTTTTGTAAACGCAAACTTAGGCACAAACGGAGTTGGTGCCAGAACTGTCAATACAGGTAATCCTACTGGTGGTTCTGATGGCGACATATGGCTGAAATATACATCCTAATGCATGACACAGTTTTATGTTAAAGATGGCGGCGCTTGGAGGGAAGTAAGCGAATTTTTTATTCGTGATGGTACATCATTTACAAATAAAACTGTAACAAACATTTTTGTAAAAGACAGTGGTAACTGGAGAGAAGTTTTTACGCTTTTTGAAACACCTACATCTTTTACCACAGCTACAAATGCAAACATAACCGTACCCACAAATGCAAATGCAATTCACATACAATCTGCCGTAGGTGGCGGAGGAGGTGGTAACAGAGGTCAGGACTATGATAAACAAGGACAAGAACAAGGTGGTCCAGGTGGTGGATCAGGAGCTTTTCTATCAGATGTTGTATTTTCATTAACAGGCGGTGAAACTCTTACTCCTACTATTGGAGCTGCTGGAGCTGCTGGTAATAATGCTTATACTGGTGGTGGCCCTGCAGGGGGTGGTAGCACAAGTTTATCTGGATCAACTACAGGTGCTTTGTTTACATTGACAGGTGGTGGTTCAGGACAAGTATCAGGTGGTGGTGTTCAAGGTCCTATTACAACTTTAACAGGTGGCGTAGCAGGCACTATTACTCAAATTGCAACAAAATTAAGTTCAGGAACCACAGTTGATGGTTTGAATATAACAAGTTTTACAAGTGGACCTGTTGGGTCATTCAATCAATCAGGAAGCGGGGCGGCTGGAAATAACGGTATATCTTATGGAGGCGACAATGCTAACGGGCCAGGAGCCAATGGTGCTGCTTCTTTTAGTAGTCAAGTTGCTGGAGGCGTTGGTGGTGATGCTGGTAATGGCGGTCCATATGAATCTGGACAAATAGGTAAACCTGGATCAAGAGGATCTGGTGGAGGTGGCGGCGGAACAGAGCAAGCTGCACCAGGCGGTGCTGGCGGAGCTGGTGAGATAGTGTTTAGATTTATGAGGATTGCATAATGCCATTAGCAAAATTAAACATAGCACCTGGTATAGATAAACAAGATACAGAATATGGTGCAGAGGGACGTTGGGTTGATTCTGACAATGTAAGATTTCACTACGGTTTACCACAAAAAGTAGGTGGTTGGCAGAAACTTATATCAGATACACTTATAGGTGTTGTAAGAGGTATACATACTTGGACAGATCTTAATGGTGTAAGATACACGGCTCTCGGAACAGATAGAAAATTTTACGTATACTCTGAGGGTACAGCATATGATGTAACACCTCTTAGATTAGAAGCAGCGTTAACAAATCCATTTACAACAAATGGCACAACAACAGTTACTGTAGCTCACAATAGTCATGGTGCAGGTCAAGGTGATTTTGTAACCTTTGATTCTTTTTCTGCAATTGATGGATTAGACATGAATGCAGAGTTTGAGATTACAACAGTGGTGGATGCAAACAGTTACAAGGTTACACATACAGGCACAGCCTCTGGATCAACATCTGGTGGTGGCGGTTCTGGTAATTTAAAATATCAAATATCAATAGGCACAGATCAATCGTCTTATGGTTATGGTTGGGGAACTCATACTTGGAACTCTCCAGATTACACAAGTTTAAGTGATCCTGGTTGGAACGAACCTAGAAAAACATCGAGTGTTACAATAGATGCACGTAACTGGTCATTTGACAATTTTGGTGAAGATTTAATTGCTACTGTAAGTAAGGGTAAAACATTTTTGTGGGACACGTCTAACGGAACAGGCGTGCGAGCAAACGCTATTTCTAATACACCGACAAACTCTAGATTTAATTTGGTATCTATGCCTGACAGACATGTGTTTTTGTTTGGCACAGAAACAGTAATAGGTAATTCAACTACACAAGATGATTTGTTTTTACGATTTGCGTCACAAGAAACAACAAATGATTTTGTTCCAACAGCTACAAATACTGCTGGTTCTTTTAGAATACAAGATGGATCAAAGATTGTGTCAGCAGTAAGATCACGTAATGCCGTATTGGTATGGACGGATACCTCGCTCAACGCATTACAGTTTGTAGGTGCGCCTTTTACTTTCTCTCTTGTACAAATTGGTGCAAACTGTGGTGCTGTAGGTGTACACTCAGCTGTAGATGTAAACGGTATAGCTTATTGGATGTCACAGAACGCTTTCTATCTTTATGATGGTGCGGTCAAAAAAATACCATGTAGTGTTCAGGATTATGTATTTGAAGACTTTTCAATTACACAACAGCCAGAAACATTTGCTGGTGTAAACTCAGAGTTTAATGAAGTCACTTGGTTTTATGCGTCCAATACATCAAATCAAATAAACAGATCTGTTACGTACAATTATTTAGAAAAGACTTGGTACACATCTAATTTAGCTAGAACAACCTGGACAGATTATGGTGTTTATCAAAGACCATACGCAACAAAATATAATACTACAGACACACCTACTACACCAACAGTAAAAGGTGTTACAGCAGGTGCTTCTATATTCTATGAACACGAAGAGGGTGTAAACGATGATCAATCTGCCATGACTGCATTTATTACTTCTGGTGATTTTGATATACAAGATGGACAACAAATACTATCTGTCAGCAGAGGCATACCAGACTTTAAAAATCAAGTAGGCACAGCTAATTTGACAATGGGTTTTAAAACGTATCCGTCAGATACAGGGACAACGATAAGCAGAGATGTAACTAATACAACGAAATTTTTTGATTTACGTGGTAGAGGTAGACAAACAAACGTTAAAATTACTAGTAATACATTGGGTTCTGACTGGCG